AAATTCAGCATTAGAAAGTGAAATAAACTCAGCTGCTCTATCTTTTCCTACAATCGAGCCTAGATGTTCTTCGTCATAATAAACGTACATCATTTGCACCCACCAGTTGAAGATTTGATCGCAAAACTGCTCAAGATATTCAGAAATTCCTCCACCTATCCTTGAAGAATCTTGTTCTTTAATTATCATTTTTCCACCTACCGTTTGTTCATTTATTGTTCCTTGTGGGCTTGAACCTCGAACTCCAAAGACGTTTCTAAGTTCCTCACGTGTATCTATAAGATGATTAAATACATCGGGAGGCAGAGAATTGGCTTGAGTTTTAGCAACTGCGGTGTTTGGGTCTCCTGAATCCATCCATAATGCCCCACCTTGCCTGCAAGCCTCTACTGCGCTGACTGATTGTTCTTGTGTGAGTCCCGATCGCTCACCAGAAATAATCCAGCCCCCATTCATCCCATCCACATTTTTGTCTATTTGAGCTTGACGTTTATTTATAATATCTTGATTAGCGAGGTTCTGACCAATAAGAGAGGTATCATCGAAAGGATGTTTTCCTAGATTAAATACTGAAAGAAATACTAGAGGAATCTTTGGATAATTGAAGTGATTTTTCCCTAAGACCATCTTTTTAGTTTCCATTCCATAAGTATCTGTTTCAATTATTTCTTCTGGATAGTTCCAATGAGGATTTTTAATCTTCCCTAATACTTCATTTCCTAAGCTCCAAAACCAGTAATCTTCAGTCATCCATTTAATATATGTCACCTTTGACCCCATTTTATTCTCAACAGCCCTTGTAATAAGCTTAGCTTTTTTAGGAAATCGCTTGATTAACCTCGAGGCAGTTTCAATGCAATACTTTCCAACATATTCTCCATCATATTGCATATCTTCAGTAATCGTTCCATCAGGATCTAATATTAATCTTTGAGGTCTTATGGCTTCGGTTTTAATATCGTTCTCATTTAAACTCCAACTTATTTCAGCAACTCCCAAAAGATAAATAGCCCAGAACCGGCAGACTTTTTTAAGTTTTAGTTTAATTCTTTGAACATCAGCCTGATAAACAAGCATTCCTTGAACTTTTTTAGCAATAGCCTCACCTTCTTTGGTATTATTGCTTCTCACTGTCGGTTCAGGATTTCGCTTAGTGGCAATAGGCAAGAAAGTTTCCACTGCCTCAAAGATAACATTATCTACTATCGTTCTTTTTTCAACTTTCGCTCCCTCAAATTGTTTTCCAAGCCAGTATTTTTCATTTTCTTCTTGCTTTGACTTGACTTCTGATGAGTAATATTTATTCCACTTTTTAAGCCATTTATCTTTTAGGTTTATTAAATCTTTATCTTCCATTTCTAACTTCAACTCATCCAGTAAATCTACAGCACCCTCTTGAACTTCAAAATCTCCATCCTTATGACGGTTAATTTTTGAAAATAAGGAGTAAAATGCATCTAGGGTTTTTCCCATTAATATAACTCTCCTTGAAATAACAAAAAAGAGGGTTGGAGAACAAACAAAAGAATTGTTAATTCTCCAACTCTCTCCGATTATATACGGTCAAGAATTGTTTCTATATTTAATCTACATCATTTCAAAAACCTTGTCAACAGCAACTTTTCTCTGATTAAATGTAGTGTGTATTTTCCCAAATTTTATGCGCTTTAAGTCGATATTCCGACACTCCGAAAAAACTATTACTCCATTACGAATCTTAATTAAGATGTCTGAATTTAGTTTTTGTTCTTGGCAAGGAATTAAAAAGTCTTGTTGAATCTCTGCTAGTTTTTCTATTTCATTGTATTTTTCTCCAGTCATATTTTTTGACCTTCTTGTATGATTTTATAGCAAACCTAGCATCGATCTTATCTCCTGGATAAACAACAGGAGCTTCAGGTATTTCAGCTTTCTTTATACTAATAACTTTATTCTCTAAACTTCCAAACCGACTCATTCCTATTCTCCAATAGACGGTGGCGAAGGTTAAATCTGACTTTCCGTTCTTGACCCAAATTTTTCTCTTAACTGAACCAGTCTTTTCATCTATTTCTTTAATTCTAGTTAAATTATTCCATTCTAGCCAATAATCATACCAGTCATTTTCAGTCCCCTGTAGGGCTATTCTTCCATCTGTAAACTCATCCACAACCATTTGAATTGATCTATTTCTATCTGCTGTCACAGCTCCATCCTCGTCGTTCTTACCCCACCTAACAAGCTCTTTGGTTTTTCTATCCACCCCAAATAAGCAAAGAAACACTCGTCCTGGATACTTTTCTCTTAATGCCCGGCTTCCAATTAAATCTCCTCCTTGGTCGATTATGGCAATTGAACGCTTAAATCTTTTCAATAATTCTTCTATCTCATCATAATTTTTTGATGAATCATAATGGAATAATCCTTCCTGGCAACCAACTACATAATGAATATTCGTACCAGTATCCACTCCAATTATCACCCTTTCATTATCATCTGGAATTATAATCCTCTCACCTGTGAGGTTTTGCATTAGATGGGCTTTTGTGAGCTTATTTCCTCCTCCTACATATGGAAGTCCTAAAACTTTATTGTAAAAATACTCCTCTGATTTATCTTTATAATACTTAATAATTTCTTTCGCACTAACCCACGGAGCAATGAATAATGGTATCCAATAGCCGGAAAACTCTCTGTCTTTATATTTAGCAACCCATCTTCCCACCCTACGCTCTTCATTTGTTAATTCTTTTCCGCAATATTTACAGACATAGATTTCCTTATCTAAATTAAAGCTCTTAGGCCATTCCATAAATTGTTCTTCTCCACAACTGCACTTAATAAACCAATGCTTCTGATCTGATTTCTGCCAATATCTTTCTATGCCAGTTCCTACTGAACTTGGATGAGAAAAGAAATGCTCCCATTTTAATTTAGAATGTTGAAGTCTAGTTGAGTATTGTTCGATTATATCCTGCTTACAATTACCGCACCATAACGGTATTTTTTTATCTTTTCCTCTAACTAATACTACCCCGTTAGGAACGGAAACACAATATACCATTCCTTTATAATTTTCCTCTTTTACTGTTCCTGTTGTATTTGAATATCTGAATCCATTAAATCTCCTATATGGAATACTGTTTATTCCAACTCTATATATTTTTTGTTCATTATTATATCGCTTGCTATTATAAATTGATGCTGTTTTCCCTAATTGTAATGCAACTATTTGATAACAATCAGCTAACTTGCTAGAAATAGTGCTTATTACATTTCTATCATCTCCATCCCCTAAAATTGAAGCTGTCAAAAATGCTTCCAAATATTTCTTTCTTGCATACAAATATCTGTCTGGTAGGTATTTTTCATTTGAATATCCCAACGATTGAAGAAACAGCGCTAGTTGTCTATCTCTAATTATAATTTGACTAATTCCACACTTATTTTTATTTATTTTAGGAGTGTACCCTAATCTTTTTACGCAATCAACTATCAAATTTCTTTCTTTTTCGGCTTTTTGCATTATAATAATATCCCCGCTTGCTCGCTGTTTGCTATGTTTATTTCTTCGTTTGCAAACATTCCCCTCTGTTAGATACCAACCTAGAAATTCGTAAAATGCAAGTTTGTCAACTTTCTTGGCAGAAAAATAAACATTTTCTCCATTTTTTTTAGTTTGCCAGCTAGGTATAAATGTGAATCCATCGTCTTTATCACAATGCTTCCATATTCCTTTTGACGACATCACGAATTTCTTTCCTATCAATTCTGAAGATTTGTGTAATGTATATGGGTTTTTCCTTCCTTGAAACCCACTGTGACTTGCTGTTCTTGCCCACATTCTATGATTTTTCGTAACTGCGATGTTTATACTGTTCGCTGTAAATCTATATAATTTATCATTATAATTTAGTTCCTGTTTTTTTGTCGGATATTGCCAAACAATCCTATGGTCATCTTGATTAAGTGCGCAAATTTTATCAGATAATCTAATATTTTGAATTTTTATCCAACCTTTCTTAGTTAAAATTTCTGTGTCAGGCTCAAAACAAGAATCTACTTCGTCATAAATATTCCAATCTGATGTCACCATTATGGCCTGTTTCTGCGTCCAACTTCCTCTATAATGAATGTAATTATTTCCAACTTGTTTTTGCTCGACGCTATCTTTGTCTTTTACCCAATCAAGAAGAATGGGATTTTGAACAATAATTCGATTTACTTTTGAGTTCACCATCGAATTAACATCCGTATCAGTCGGCAGAATATATACCGCATCCATTTTCTTATTCTTTACAGCCCAGAGAGCTTTTAGGGCTTCCATTGTCGTTGCTCCAACCTGAGCAGCTTTCATTATGCAGAGCTTCGACGAGAAGTCTTTGTAAATATCAAAAAGAAAAAAGTGGTCTCGAAAGTCTATTGGTTGCCCAGTCTCATTTTTTAGTTGGTATTCGTTTATAAAAGAATGAATTGATAGTGTGCTTAATAATTTCACTCTTTTTTTTTATTATAAACATCATCCATAAATTTCTGGTGTTGTTTCTTCTAATTTTGCCCATTGCCATTTTCCACTAGAACAAACAAACTTCCAAATTTGTCCATCTTCATCCAACCCATAAACGCTGTGTCCGATTTCCTGATTGCGATTGTAGTTTCCATCTTGTTTTGTGTAGGAATACTGACCAGTGGCAATCATTACAAATTTTGGTATCATAGTTCATCTTTTAATTTTTAAGCGCCTTAGAATTTAATTTTTTGCCTCATTTTTCTCTAATTCTAATGTTTTTCGTAGTTTTGCTTCATATTCATCAATTAAGCCTTGAGATTTTTTTGAGGCTTTTATTTCAAGATTAAGATTAACTGATTGAGATTTTTCAGGAGCATAACTTCCAACTCTTTTATAAATTATATCAGCGGCCCTTAATTTACTTTCATCTTTTTTTCCCTTAAGAAGAATTTGTCCAACTGTAGTATCTGCTTCAAATTCACTAAAACCTAAAATTGCTAATTCTTTTTTTACCCCCCTTGATTCTAGCACCCTACTAGGGTTTAAGATTGCATCTTTTCCATACCCGCATTTTTCCGCAACCCTTCCACCAGTTATGGGAATATTATTCTCAATAGCATTTTTTAATTCTCTAGCTACTAACTTTTGCCTTATTGTTGACATTTTCCCAATACTTTTTATATAGCTTAGTTCCCCTTTGAAGAAAATCTCTTTTATGGTCTTCTCGGTACCGGTTATTGTCTATCCTTCCTGACCTTCTGCATTTTTTATAAATTAGCTTAGCCTTACACTCTTTGCAAATATCTATTAAGACTTCAAAATCATCTCTAATTGTAATTATATTATGAAGATGCCTCATTTTCTCTTTGTATCTCTCATTCCCACTTCAGGAAACTAAAATCTATCTAATTATTGCCTCAATGTCTTTTTCTTCAATAAAAACAACCTTTTTCTTTTTGTCAAGCTCTATTATAGATATATTATAACTCTTAAAAAGGATTTCGTCGCCTTTTTTTATTTTTTCTACTTTTGGTCCAACAGCCAAGACTTCTGCTTTCTCAAAGATAATTTGGTTATTAGTTGAAAGAATGATCCCAAACTTTGATTCCATCTCCTTGACTTTGATTAAGCAACGACTGCCTTGTGGTTGTATTTTCATTATTTATTCCTTAAAGATATCCTCAATTGGTGTATCCCAGCCCTTTTGCTCGTTTTTCTTAATAATCTTCATCGCATCTTTTTCTGACTCGCTTTGTGGCTTCAAAATCTCACTTCTAGGGCATTTTTCAGGCCTTAGATGAGATATAAGCCATTTATTTGTTTTAGTAGGCGTAGAGAGCCAAATTTCAACACTTATTATAAGCAAACATATCACTATACCCAAAATTACACCTTCAATCATTTTTGCTGCTTTAGGTCAATTAATTGTATCCGTGGAACGACTGTGGCAGTAAAATCTATTTGGTACTCCTCGACTAAGGCTTTGTATTTCTTTTGAAATTCTTTAGTCCGGCGAGCTTGGTCTTCTTTTCTTGTTTCTTTTGGGATTATAATCCCTTCTTTTGGTGTTTCCATTTTTTTAGGTTATTCCTTGTTCTAGGATTAAAGATTTATATGTTTTTTCCAACCCTTGATAGGTGAT